TATTTTAAGAGAAATGTCTTTATTAACTATTATTGAAAAAAATAAATTAAATGTAAGTAGATTTGTATTTTCAATGGTAATGTTACTATCATTTCTTAACTTAAATGCGTGTCTGTATTTGATACCCTATTTTATATTTGAAATAGTTTATTTTATAAGAGTATAATAATGAAATTAACTGAAAAGTTAATCTATTTTTTTATAACTATTTTAATTATTCTTATTACGATGACTCAACGCGAAGATTATGTTGCTTTTTTTAATTTTGATGTCAAAATAAAAAAAAATGTAGAATTAAAAAATAATATAGAAGTGTCTGTAAAGGGTTCAATTGAAGGTGAAAAGTTTTGTTTAAATAATTCGTGTATATCAGGTGAAGATATAGCTCGGATTAATGAAATACCTGAAAAGTTAAAGACAAGTATATGTATTGATAATGAATGTATAGGGAAAAAGGAATTATATTATCTTAAAGATGTATGGCCTGAGGGTTCTATTGTAGCTTATACTGGCAGTATTTCTGATATTCCTGAAGGGTGGAGAATATGTGATGGAAAAGACCATTTACCCGATTTAAGAGACCGTTTTATATTAGGTTCTGATTCTTCAGGGTTTGGTAAAAAAGATGGTGAAAAATATGTTACTTTAACTGAAAATCAAATACCTGAACATTATCATTTTTTTTATATAAATGACATAAATATGCATAATAGTGATGTAACAGCAGTTCATAAACATAACGAAACATTAGTATCGTATAAACTTCAAAATGGTGTTAATTTAGGTCCAACAAATACAATTGGTAAATCAAACTCTCATAATAATATGCCTCCTTTTTATAAAGTTATTTACTTAATACGGGTAAAAAATATAGATTTTATATTAGATTTATTAAGAAATCAAATAAAATTAAATGGAGGTAAACCGATTGTATAAATATGTTTTAATTATTATAATGAAACATCAGTTATTGGTTCTTTTTAGTTTATGTTTTTATTTTACATTTCATATTTTCCGAAAAGAAGATTTAACTATTATAAATTATTATAATCCTATAGAATTAAAAAAACGAGTTAATTTAGATAGTAATTTGAAATCAGATGACATTAAGGTAGATACATTGAAAATAGGTAATATGAAATATTTATCAAATATAACAAAAAATGAGAATGTAATTAATGATAGATTAATGAATGCTCTTAAAGATTTACCTTTAATATATGATGATAAGTTGTGTATAGAAGATGAATGTGTAAAGGAACATGATTTTAAAAACTTAAAAGAGTTTTGGCCCAGAGGTGTTATTATTCCTTATTTTAATACATTAGAAAAACTTCCAGCAGATTGGTTATTATGTGATGGTAAAAATGGTACACCTGACCTTAGAAATAGATTTGTTATAGGTGCCGGACGTAATTATAAATTTAAATCAACTGGGGGAGAAAAAACAGTTACATTAGATAAAAATACTATACCGAATCATTCTCATAAAGTTTTTTCTCATAATCCTGGTTTTGGTTGTGGGTCTAGTGTAGGTATGACCGCAGGATTTCCTTCACGTGATGGGTGGCCTAATTATGAGTCCTATGTTTCGAATCACAATAAAGACCGTAAAACCGAGCCACATAATAATATGCCACCCTATTATTCGATGTTTTACATTATGAGAAAAAATAATATTCCACCTGAAAAAGAGGTTGAATTAGTTATTAAAAATGCTAAAGAAAAAACTATAAGTTCAGAAAAAGTAAAAGAAGAAATATATGAAGTAAAATTATCAAATTATCAAAAGTTAAAAAAACAACTTCTAGATATGAATAAAGTTCCTTATTCATAATTTTATTATTTTAATATTATAAATGAATACATCTACTATAGATATCATTTTATTTATAATACCTATATTACTTATTATTTTTCTTTACTTTCGTAAAAAGGAATCTTTTTTAGAAGTATATGAATATGATGATACTATTAGAGTATATAATAATGTTGAAGCATCAAAAATAGAGGGAAAAACATCTCGTTTATTAGTTACTGATAAAGTATGTTTATCTACTTTAAATAAATTAGGACAAGAAGATATTAATTGTTTCACTGAAAAGGGACTTCAATTTATGAAAAATTTACCAATCAATTTAGGTGATAAGATATGTATAGGTGAGGTGTGTATTGATAAAAATGATTTTTATAGTCTTACACATTATTGGATGCCTAATAGTATAACCATGTATTATGGAGACCCTAAAGATATATTACCACCATGGTATATATGTGATGGAACTAATGGAACTCCTGATTTAAGAGACCGAATGTTATTAGGTACAGATAAATCTGAAAATATAGGGAAAAAAGGAGGTGAGGTGGAACATAAAATTACAATAGATGAAATGCCTAAACATGCACATACATTTCCTATATATACAAGTACAAATATTAATAATTCAAAACCTGTAAATGTTCCATTTAATTTAGGTAAATATACACCTGGTGGTACAGATAGTAAAGCTGATATATCAGATCCCTGTGCTGTTAATTTGCCTTTTAAATATCAATTATCGCGATATGTAAAACCAGGTAATGGATTTTATTTAAGTATGGATAACAATGCATATATAAATCAAACACAGAATGATGGTCCAGTTTCTACTAATAAACAATTAATAAAAGATGAGTATAAAGCAAAAGGGAAATCGCATAATAATATGCCTCCCTACTATGGTTTATATTATATTATAAGAATGAATAAAGAAGACTTTACAAATCCTAAAGATATATGTTCAAAATACAAGACATGTTATGATTGTCTAACAAAAGGAATAGAATTAATGCCAAATAAAAAAACGTGTATTTGGAGCGATGAATATAGGCAATGTAAAAAGATTAATACAGATGATAATAAATTACCAGATAGTTTACCTTTTAGAGATGCTGTCGGTATGGGAAAACGATTTTTAGCTGAAAAAAGTAAACGAGATATTCAATCTCAGGAAAAAAGTTCTTATACTTATACTCCTCAATTATCAGCAAAATATTATTGTAATATAGGTAAAAGTAAATAAGGTCTATTATATGAAAAAAAATATTTAAACGTTATTGTCATAATATAGTTAATTATGTATCCATATTGTAATAAGGATGAAATAGAAGTAGGTATTGATGAGGTAGGTCGTGGGTGTCTTGCAGGTCCTGTATATACAGCTGCTGTTATATGGCCTCCTGAGTTAGACCCATCAGATACGAATACAATAGTGCGAGATTCAAAAAAATGTTCAAAAAGAAAAAGGCTTATGTTAAAAGATTATATAGAGGAATATGCTATAGATTTTTCAGTAACATCTTTAGATAATACAGTTATAGATAAAGTGAATATTTTAAATGCAACAATGGATTGTATGCATCAGTCATTAAATACACTTAATGTAGATTTTGAACATATTTTGGTGGATGGACCTAGATTTAAAAAATATTATCGTGATAATTTTCCCGTTCCTTATACATGTGTTGTAAAGGGTGATGATACTTATATTTCTATAGCGTGTGCAAGTATATTAGCAAAGGTATATCATGATAATTATATAGAGAAGTTGTGCGATGAACAACCTGAATTAAATAAATATGAATGGAAAAATAATATGTGTTATGGAACTAAAGAGCATTTGACAGCAATAAAACAATATGGAATTACAGATTATCACAGAAAAACATTTGGTATTTGTAAAGAATTTTAATTGAACAGTATAGTATAATGAAGGAAATTAAAATTAAAATGGTAGTTGTAGGAGACACTGGTGTAGGAAAAACAAGTATTTTAAGACAATATAATAACAAACAATTTATAAAATCATACAGTGCTACTATAGGAGTTGATTTTGCTAAATTGGATATTTCTTACAATAATGATATACATAATCTTTATATATGGGATACTTCTGGGCAAGATAAGTTTAAATTTATGACACATTCTTTTTATAAAAATATTACAGTAGCTTTAGTTTTATATGATATCACTTCTAAACAATCTCTTATGAATACTATGAATTGGATAGATGATATAAAATACATAAATAAACATTGTTATTTTTTTTTAGTAGGAAATAAAATAGATTTAGAATCCCATAGAGAAGTGAAAGAAGCCGATTTAGATACAGTACTAAATATTATGAAAATATCATGCGAACGTACTATAGAATGTTCTTGTAAAGAAAATATTAATATTAAAGAGTTATTTGATAAAATAGTCCACACAATAAATGAAGATATTAAACATGGTATCTTAAAAAGTGAAAAAGATAATGGTCTAACTGTATATCAAAATAAACGTTTAGTAGAAAGGAATGAGAAAAAAGGCTGTTGTATTATATTATAGTCATAAGAGTTATAATATAGTATTCTAAATGAATGATTTCTTTATAAGATATGTTCATTTTATGATCTATAGTGGCTGTTAAGTCTATAATTTGTTTTTTTTTATTAAAGTCTGAAACAGAAGTAATTATGTTATTATATATTGTTTTAATGATAATATCTTTATTAATATTCATAGCACAATATTTATAAAGAAGTGTTCTTATCTCTGAAATGTATTTTGTATTTTTCTTTTTTATGAGTGTTATGAGGGGTTCTATGATTTTATCTATAAAAATTAGATTTTCATACTGACTTGTTTCTATATACAATTTTAGATTATATAATATTTTATAAATATTATGATTTGATTTTTCAATAATAGTGTTTATTGTAGTATCATTCATTTTTACCTGTTTATGAATGTTTTCTTGAAGAACAATATGTTTGATATAGTTATATAATTCATTTTTTCCGAGTTTAGGTATTCTAACTGCCATAAAAAAAGGCTTCAAATATAGCAGTTTATCTATTGAATTGCATGTTAGTATAAACTTTACTACATCTCCACGTTTTTCTATAATTTGTTTTATAAAAAGAATTGTTTCTTTTGTAAAATAATGTGCATTTTTTATTAAAACAATATTATAACTAGATGTATTAATATTCATAGAGTATGCAATTTTAGTTATTAGTTCTTTTAAAAGTAAATGTTTATATTTTTTAGATATATACACTTCGTAATGATAAATACTTGAATAATAATCTAAACTTTTTGTATTACATATAATTTCTTGATTTTTTAGACTATAAATACTATTATCGAATATATTATTCAAAAACATTTTGGATAGTGTGTATTTTCCGGTACCATTGCTACCGTATAGTAATGTATTCATAAAAGTGTATTTATTTATATTTTGTAATTTTTTAATAATACAACGATTTATCATACTATCTTTAAATTGTTTGGGTGTATATGTATCATACATGCGTAATATATTTAGTATAACTTTATTTATAAATAAGTAAATGAATTTATATACAATAGAAAAAAAAAAATTCAATGAGTTTCATAGTAGTTTCCATAAACTCCTTAATTCTATTAAAAACGTACAAGAAAAAAATAGCACTTTTAAAAATAAAGACCCAATACTACTTGAATTTATGGAAATAAATGAAATAATAGATATTCTTCAAAGTAAAGTTATACATTTAACTGAGACTTTAGAAACAACTATACATAATGATAAACACAATTCTAAAAAAAATAAATTAGCAATAGAAAATATACAAAAAGATAATAAAGCAATAAAGGATTTAATACCTCTTTTATTTTTATACAGAATGAGTTTAGATAAATAGTTTATTGTATACTCCTGTATTTTTAACAAAGGATTGAGATTATAAAATTGATTTTAATTAATAATTATGTTGCAATTTAACAATTATTATGTCTTCTAAACCTGTATCAAGTTCAAAAAAGAAAAAAAACGTGGTGTTTAGAGTTATAATTAAAAGTATAACGTACTGGTTAAATTCTTTTAATAACAATAATAATACTGGTGTAAATGAAGAAAAAAAAACAGGAATAGAACTACTGTTACGAAGTGGATTAGATACTTATGAAAATGTACCAGATGAGTATAAAGACATAAGGTCAGAACCACCTATACATGGTATATTAGGAATAATTAATCTAACACAATCTGATAATATAGGAGGAACTGCAGATATTGGAATAAAATATGATAATAGAATAGATTATTTTTCGGTAACTCAATGGAAGGGAAAAAATGCCAAATGTATGTGTAATCCTTCGGCGACAAAATGGTATAATGTACCTAAAACTCCAGAACTAGAGCAAATAAATGATAAAGCATATAATTTAGCCTGTGAATATAGAAAAACACATAAGGGTGAAATTCCTAATAAAAAATGGAAAAGAAGGGGTGAATGTCCAGGAGCAAAACTTATGGCAACAGAACTTGCAGAAGTTGCGTCTACACAATGGAACAATATGGATATAGAAGATAAGAAAAAAAGTCTTACTCATTTTTTAGATATTAATAGTAAACTTAAGACAAATGCTACTGGTATTATATATTGGGATAACAAAACAAATTGTATTAAACATGTTTATAACTGGAAATTAAACATAAATATAGAAGATTATTTAGATAGTTATAATGATGGTATTTATATATATCATGGAACACCAGATAATTATATCCTAAAAACACAGGCTAAATATACTAATGGTATTATTGAAGGTATGTCTTCAAAACAAGAACCCGAACAATGGATTCTTAAAAAGTCAACTAAGTATTTAACTTCTTGGAATACTGTTGTGCCTGATTTAACTAAAATATTTGAAATAAAATGTATATGCTTAGATAAATAATTTTTCACCATGTATTAGAAATCTTGCACATCTTTCTATCATTTTAACATTTACAGCATTTCCAAATTGACTATATGCTATCTTATCATCGTTATGAATAATATAATCTTCCGGAAATGATTGCAATCTTGCACACTCACGTGGAGTTAAGTATCTTGATTTAGGGCCATAAATTGGTATCATAGATGCCATTGCAACTAATGTAGGTGAATAGTTTATATTTTTTATTCGAATACCAGAACCACGTGGACTCCAAAGTGTTTGATTCATAGTTAAATTATCAGTACCAGTTTGCCATTCCATTTTTCTAACTGCACCTAACCATAATTTATTTTTTCTTGATTCTGTAAGCCAAGGTTTTAAAACATTTATATTTGTTTTATAAAAATCTCTATTTTTATCTATCCAATTTTTATATTTTTTATAAAAATCTTGTTGCGCCTTTTTAATTTTTATTTCATTTTCTTCTTTACTCAATTTAGCATTATATTTTGTTACTGTTGTATTATTACCATCACTATCCCACCAATCTGTCCATATAGGATAGCGTGGTATAACTATATTATTTTTAGAACAAAATTCTAAAAAGGAGGTCCATACTTTTTCGGTTTCTTTTAATTTTCCTGAAATACTATATTTTTTATCTACATTTTCATCTATAATATCTGTTAATGATGTAGGTTGTATATTATCTTTTGAAATAGATGGTAATGGAGGCAATTCACCTATATCTTTACGTTTACACATAATAACTACTCGTTCTCTTGATTGTGGAACACCAAAATAAAGTGTATTTAATATAATGGGTTTTTCATATGTGTGATAATTTAGTTTATCTATATTTGATTTTATAATCTCCCATGTATTCCCATTATCGTGTGATGACAGATTTCGTACATTTTCAAGAATTAAATATTTTGGTTTATGATAGTCTATTATTTTACAAATATCGAAAAATATATTACCACGACTATCATTGAAACCTTTTTGGTCACCTGCTTTTGAAAAAGGTTGACATGGAAATCCAGCACATAATATATCAAAGGGTAAGATGGTTTTAATACCTATTTTTGTTAAATCTCCTAGAGGTTTTATGTTGTGATTTATTTCATAATTTTTTTTACAATCTTCATTTATATCACTTGCCATTATACATTCATGACCTAATTTTTTTAATGCATAATGAAATCCACCTATGCCACAACATAAATCAATAAACTTTAATTTTTTATTAACAATGTTAAGTTTTTTTTTCTTGATCTGAACTGTTTTAGGTTTGTTTGATTGTGTGATTTCCATACTGTCTTTAATATGTATATCTTTATTCAGAATAATCAATTTATTATTTATAATGTTTTTAAATTAAAATAATTAAAAAGTGTATCTATTTAATTAAGTTTCATAAATCTTAGGTATTTTTTTTTTACAGAATTAAAAAGAAGGCGATACATAGTGGTATAATACTTTTTTGTTTGTTTAAATATCTATATTTAAATAATTTAAATTTGTATGAATCAATTATTAAAGTTTAGGGATCCTTTATTGTATAATCTTATTCATTCTGAATACGAAAGACAAAAAAAAAGTTTAGAATTAATAGCATCCGAAAATTTTACTTCAAGTTCTGTTATGAAATGTTTAGGTTCTATATTAACAAATAAATATTCTGAAGGTCAGGTAGGTCATCGTTACTATGGAGGGTGTGAATATATAGATATAATTGAGGATTTATGTAAAAAAAGAGCATTAGAAACATATAAATTAGATAAAAATATATGGAGTGTAAATGTTCAACCTTATTCAGGAAGTCCAGCAAATATGGCAGTATTTGCTGGTCTTTTAAATCCACACGATAGAATAATGGGTCTAGACCTTCCATCAGGTGGTCATCTTACTCATGGATATTATACAAATAAAAAAAAAATATCTGCTACATCTATATTTTTTGAGTCTTTGCCATATAAATTAAAAGAAAACGGATATATTGATTATGATTCACTTGAAGAAATGGCAAAAGTGTTTAAACCAAAATTAATAATATGTGGTGCAAGTGCTTATCCTAGAGATTTTGATTATAAACGTTTTAGAGATATAGCTAATTTAAATAACTCGTATTTAATGTGTGATATGGCTCATATAAGTGGTTTAGTAGCAACAAAAGAATTATCTAATCCATTTGAGTATTGTGATGTAGTAACAACAACTACTCATAAAACATTAAGAGGTCCAAGAAGTGGCGTTATTTTTTGTAAAAAGGAGTTAGAGGATGCTATTAATTTTTCAGTATTTCCTGGATTACAAGGAGGTCCTCATAATAATCAAATAGCAGGTCTTGCAACGCAATTATTAGAAGTACAGTCTTATAAATTTAAAGAATATATAGTACAGGTAAAAAAAAATGCTCAAACATTAGCAAATTTTTTGATAGAAAAAAAATATAATTTAGTTACAAATGGAACAGATAATCATTTGATACTTGTGAATCTTCGAAATAAAGGACTTACTGGTAGTAAAGTAGAATATTTGTGTAATTTAGTTGATATTTCACTTAATAAAAACTCGGTATTTGGAGATACATCTGCTATAAGTCCAGGGGGTATTCGTATAGGAACACCTGCTCTTACAACAAGAGGGTTTAAGGAACATGATTTTATTAAAGTAGGTGAATATTTACATACAGTTATTGAACTTTGTATAGAAATACAAAACGAATCTGGAAAAAAAATGGTAGATTTTAAGCAAACAATACAAAAACCACTATATTTAGAAAAAATAAATACTATTAAGAAAGATATAAATAGTTTTGCAGAAACATTTAATTTTATAAACAATTAATCTTAAATTAAAATAAAATAGTATAATATATGGCCGCGGTAAAAATGAGTAAAAAAGAGAGCAGAAAAGCGAGCAGAAAAGCGAGCAGAAAAGCGAGCAGAAAAGGAAGTAAAAAAGCGAGCAGAAAAGGAAGTAAAAAAGCGAGTAAAAAATGTGTTAAACCAAGTAGTGCTATGTTAAAAAAACCAATGAATGCTTTATGTATGAAATGTTTTCACTCAAGTGGACGTAAAATGAGTAAAAGTCCAATGAGAATGGAGGGGCGTTGCATCATAGTGAATAAGCGTGGTCGTAAAATGTTACAAGGGTTCTGTGCCAAATGTGGGGGAAAAATGAATAAATTTATTTAATATATAAATAAACATAAAAAAACACGGCTATGTTTTTCAGCAGACTTTACGCTTAAAAAGGATTTATTTCATTGGATTCATAAATTGGGAGATTCTATTTGTATTTTGAAAACACATATAGATATTTTAGAAGATTTTGATGAAAGTGTTATAGACGAATTAAATACTTTAAAACGGAAATATAACTTTTTGATATTAGAAGACAGAAAGTTTTCAGATATAGGAAAAACATTTTTACGCCAGTTACATGGTGGTATATATAAAATAGCATCATGGGCTGATTTAGTAACAATTCATGGCATTACTTGTGAAGGAATGTTAAACGTACTCACTAAAGAATCTCCTAAAGTTGTTATTGTAGCTCAAATGTCAAGTTCTAATAATTTAATATCAGAAGATTATACACGTCGATGTTATGATATAGCAGCGCGTTTTAGAGATAAAGTTTTAGGTTTTATAAGTCAAAAACGATTTATAGAAGATAATTCCTTTTTATTTTTAACACCAGGTGTTCATTTTAAAGAATGTACAGTTAAAGATCAGAATTATAGAACAATTCAAAAAGCAATTTTCGAAGACAAAAATGATATTGTTATAATGGGTAGTGCTATATATTCTGTTCCTTCTTTTGATATTAAAAATATTAAATTTGATTTATTTTAAGATATAATACACTTAAATATTATATCATATCTATGAAGCGTATTTTAAACCGTACGTTTTTGGCATTAAAACGCAATTATTCAACTCAAAAGTCACCTGTCAATACAGGTGGGTCTTTGTTCGTTCATGCATTGAAAAGAAATAATGTTACAGATGTATTTATGTATTCAGGAGGTAGTGTTATGCCTCTTATTGATTCTTTTTATAATAACACTATAAATTATTATATTAATAGTCATGAACAAAATTGTGGTCATGCGGCGACAGGATATGCTAAAACATCTGATAAAACTGGTGTATGTTTAGTAACAAGTGGTCCTGGAATTACAAATATGATTACACCTCTTTTAGATGCAAAAAATGATAGTACTCCACTTGTTGTTTTTAGTGGTCAAGTACCTCTTAGCGCAGAAGGTACAAATGCATTTCAAGAGGCACCTGCTGTTGAACTCACTAAACATGTTACAAAATGGAGTTATAAGGTTACAGATATTCATGAACTTTATAATGTAGTTGATGAAGCTTTTAAAGTAGCAAATCATGGTAAAAAGGGTTCTGTTCATATAGATATACCTAAATGTGTTTCATATCAATTATATAAACCAGAAGTGAGTATAGATGTAGAGTCTATACCACTACCAAAATGTCCTCCTTTAGATATAGAATTATTTAAAAAAACAATTAAACTCATTAATAGTGCTGAAAGACCAATACTTTATGTAGGACAAGGGTGTAAAGATGCAAGTGAATTACTGCGTAAATTTGCAATTAAAGGAAATATACCTGTAACAACTACAATACATGGTGCAGGTATTTTTAATGAGAGACATCCATTATCTTTAAGATGGTGTGGTATGCACGGATATGCACCTGCTAATTATAGTCTTCAAAATGCTGACCTTATTATAGCATTAGGTTCACGTTTTGATGATAGGACTACAGGAAATCTGAGTAAGTATGCACCAGAAGCAAAAAAAGCTGCTGAAGAAGGTAGGGGAGGTATTATTCATGTAAATATTAATCCTGATGAACTGGATTTTGTTGTTAAATCTGACTACAACTTTAATACAAGTTGTGAAATCTTTTTAAAATATGCAAATGCATTTGTAGAATATAATCCAAGATCTAAATGGATATCTTATTTAGAAGTTTTAAAAGATAAATATCCGTTTGAGTATAAAATAGATTTTTATGGTCTTTCTATAGAAGATGTGTTATCAAGTATACATAATTATACAAGAAATATAGATTGTATATTTACAACAGGAGTAGGTAATCATCAAATGCAAACATATCAATTTATAAAGTCACAATATCCATCAAAAATAATATCGTCTGGTTCATTAGGTGTTATGGGTGCAGGTTTACCTTATGCAATAGGTGCTCAAATAGCAAATAAAAATAAATTAGTTGTAGATATTGATGGAGATTCAAGTTTTAATATGACTTTATCTGATATGAAAACTATTGTCGAAAATAAATTACCAGTAAAAATAGCTATTATGAATAATGATGCACAAATGATGGTAACTGTATGGGAAAAGTTGTTTTTCAATGAACGCTATACAGCTACTTTAAATGAACGTAATCCAGACTTTGTTGCACTTGCAAAGGCATATGGAATACCCGCTATAAGATGCACCGAACGTAAACATCTTCATAAAACAGTAGAGAACTTTATATATAGTGAGGGTCCTATGCTATGTGAATTTAAAATAAATAAGGATATTTGTCTACCTTTAGTAGGTCCAGGTAACGCACTTGATGACATGATTTTACCAGATACACAAACAGATAGTAATAATACTTTAAAAGGACTTGCACCATCATAATAATAATTAGATTAACATGATTGTATCAAATAAATATATAATTATATATTATAATGACTGAATTAAGCCCTTATAATAGTGTTCCTTGGTATTCAAAGAGTAATAATAAAAAAAATACACTTTCAAATACTGAAAAGTGCCAACAAATAGACAAACATTCAGAGTTTGATGATGAAGTAATGATGTGTGTATGTAAAAAAAATGAAGAAACAGGTGAAAGACATAATCCAGTAAAAGATGTAGAAACAGGGAAAATGATGTGTCCTGAACCTTTCGTTAATTTTCCAGGATATCCACAACTAAATATTTATTTAGTTTATTTTTTAGTTTTAGCATTATGTTTAATGATATTTGTAAAACTGTTTAAAATAAATATAAAAAAACTATTAAGACTCAAGTAATTTTTCTATAAGTGTTATATCCAAAGGAGGAAGTTCGGGTACACATTGCCAGTAATAGCGTTTAAATAATGTATTTAATTGATACGAGTCTGGATAGAGATGGCAAAGTCCACAATCAAAATCTGTCATATATTTTTTATATTTTTGAGGAATTAACTTTATACTTTCTTTAGGAAATATTGCCAATAATTGTATATGTGATTTTACTGGACTATCACTTGTAAATAGAGGTGGTGTATATATTGCATAGGTTTTAACAATGTCTTTAAGTGTGGGTGCTATTGTGTAATTATAGAACCATCGCCAATAGGTTTTACCTAAAATATAATAATTATAGGTCCAGTAAAGTCCATCTATATAATTTTTACATAAATCTTCTATTTGTTTTGTATTTACTGATATATTAAGAGTTTGCTTATAATAGCGTTTTCTCCAATCAGGTGTATACAATGAGTCTTCTGTTATAAGCAATTCTTTATCCATATTTATGATGGGGTAATTGTTAAGAAGTTCCATTCTTTTATCTAATTCAGTATCAACATTTCTAAGTCTAAAATATTTATGTTGTTTCTGACGTTTTTTAAATAACTTTTCTACATTTTCATCTTCTGTATCTGCTATACGAGTTAAAAAATCGAGTAGCAATTGTTTATTAATACCATGTTTTGTAACTATAGAAGAATGATATGTTTCAAAAACAGATACATATGTTTTCATAATAATATCAAGTCCGTCGTGTCTTAAATCTATAGATATTAAATGAGGCAAGAAGTCGTTTCCAAGTAAAAAGCAAATAAAGATATAGTCATTGACTATATCTATATTTTCAATTGTTTTATTTTTACCTATTAAATAAAGTTCTTTAAAATGATGAATAATACATTCGTTTAACTTATCTATATCCATATAGAGAAATGTATCTAATGTTTTTCCAAATTCAACAGCCTCTCGTAGTAAATAAATATGTTCCATTTTTGAAGCGAGAGATAACATAATAAGGTCTGCATCTAAACCATATATGATATTTTTTTTATTCTGTAATTCGTTTCTATTTTCTCTTAAATAGTGTAATATTTTATGTTCTCCTTCACCTGGTTCTTCTGAATCACTAAATAAAACGATTCTATTTTTGAAAATAGGGTCTGTTGCTATGTATTTTCTTAATTCTTTTGCTAAGTAAATCATAAATGGTGTTCCAGGAGAAATCGCATTTGTATCCCATGATTCATCATTAACTGGGATATTAAGCGATTTTTTAATTTTAGAATGTTCTTTTTTCTCAAGTACTGTTTTAAAACGCCTTAGACGTTGTTGAGCCATTTTTGAACAAGGAGCAACGCCATCTATAGCCATATAAATGAAAGATGGATTAGCAATATCTATTATTTTATTTAAATATGATTTAAGTTCTATTATCATTTTTTTCTCATATTTAGATTTAAGTTTATGTGTATATAAATCGTCAAGGACTCTTCTACAACATGGGTGTATAGCACAATTCATATCAATAAATAAACCATGATTGTTGGAGACATCATCTACATCAACTAATATATCATCGTCATATGTTTCTGTTATTGTTTTAAAAAAAAGGGGTATTCCCATTTATATATATAGCGTATTATGTTTTTAAATGTGTTTTAATCCTGCTGTTTTTGTTATAGGGTCTATAACTAATAGTCGATAATGTAAACCATAAATGACTAATTGTTTATCATCAATTATTGATTGAGTATTATTTGAAAATGAACCATAAAGTGATGCATCTTTAACTTTAGAAAAATTAACAGTTCCTGAAGGTTCTATATCAAATGGTGATTTAGAAAAAGAATAGACCCCTATTCTATCAAGAGATGGTATGTTATTAAAATATAGTTCTGGAAATATACGAGTATAGTAAATAATAGGTAGCGCTTCTTGTGATGAGTATCCATCTATAACTAATTTTAATGTTCCGTTATTACCATCTGAACCATATATATTATTTTCTGTTTGTGATATAAAATAGCAAGGTCCTTTACCTTTTATAACTTCAGATGAATCGTCAACTAAAACCCAAAACAAACATTTAGTAGAATGATTAAACTGCTTTATGTTGTAATATGTGTTATCTTGTTTTGTTTTATGATGGCCTTTTGTATGATTATTCATAACTGTATCAAATAAATATTCTATTTTATTATCACTATTTACTAGAGATTGACGTATTTCTCTATCTACATGCATTACATTTCCCACTATATTTATACTTTTTATTGTAACTGTATCATCTCCATGTACTAATTTATTTTTAGGTGTTAAGTGAAATCGTAATTCACAATCAGCATTTTTAATTGCAAATAAAGGTAGCGCTTGGCCTATACTTTTAGAAAACCAAAACTCAAACTTATAGATTAGTTTTTTAGTATGTCCGTTATTCGGATTAGCAGGAATATCATCATTATTTATAACACCCCCTATAATAAGAGGCATATCATTATTAGCACGTTCATATTGGTCATATTCTGTAACATTATTATCAGAAATAAAATTTAGAGCTGTAGATTTTCCACCATGAGTTGAATCAGACCTACGTTCTACTATATGTTTATTATGTGTTAATTCATGTTTGATTTGTTTCCATATATTATCATAACTGTCTACTTTATGTCCTCCTATATGTATACTTGCTTCTTCAATTAGTGCATTACCAAAATGATTTGCTGTATAACTTGGTTCATTTGATGAACAATTAATCTCTATTTCAAGAAATAAATCAGTTAAAAAGTCGGCATCTTTAGAATATCTATTAAGAATAGTGTTCATAGAATATTTAGAGTCTCCATTCCAATCAGTAGCTCCCAATTCTTGTTGTTTAAAACGGATTGTATCTATAGATATATTATGTTTTTTTTTATAAACAGTTTTAAAGTATTCTATTTTAGGATTACCTACTAAATGAAGATAATCCTTTTCAAAAGATGATACATATTTTAATTTTAATTGACCAGTCATTAGTTATATAATAATAAATTTATTTAAGTAAAAAAATATTGATTTAAATATGGAAAATACATTATCTTGTTTATTTAAAGCCGCATCTATTCATAATTCCATTAAAAAAGAGATATTAGATTCAGACTTTATAAATCCAAATACATCTTTAATCAATATATGTAATTTTATAGAAAACAGAATAAGAAAAAGGTCGCATGTAGAAGAATATAATAATGGTATAGCCTTTCCTACGGGTGTATCTTTAAATAATACAGTAGCACACTGGACACCTTCAACAAAGCACGATAAAACTATTTTATGTTCGAATGATGTATTAAAAATAGATTATGGTGTTCACATGAATGGGTGTATTATTGATAGCGCCTTTACTATAAACCTGAATCCTCTATATAATCCGTTACTTGAGGCCAGTAAAGAAGCAGTTAATACTATTATAAAAGAGTGTGGCGTAGATAGTTCGGCAAGTGAATTGGGTGCATTATCTGAAGAAGTTATTTCAAGTTATGAAATAGATATAAATGGTACAATGGTTCCTATTAAACCTATAAATAATGTATGTGGTCATAATATTCGTCCATGGAACATACATGGAGGTAAATTGTTTCCAGGTTCAAGTAATACTGATACAAATACACGTATTCAAGACCAAGATATTTTAGCAATAGAAGTTTTTACAAGTACGGGAAATGGCGTTTCTTATTTAAGTGGACAGTCATCTCATTTTATGTTAAATGATAGTGTAGACATAGACCCTAACTATAAAAAGTTCTATAAAATAATATATGGCATGTTTAAAACTTTGCCTTTTTGTCAACGCTTTATTGATTATAATGATGAATCATTAAGACCATATCAAGACAAAATAAATGAAGGTGTGCGTAAAGGTTATATTAAAAGTTATCCGCCTTTAGTTGAAACAGATAAAAATGCGCGCGTGGCTCAATTTGAACATACAATTTATGTTTCAGAAACTAAAAAGATACAGTTTACTGAATAAATATCTTTAAACATAATAAGTATGGGATTTATAGATATTGTTCTGAGTCCAATAAGTGCAATATTTAAACCATTTATTATTATTACAGAAACTATTATTAATTTAGTAAAGTTATTGGTTAAAATAGTACTAATTATACCTAAACTGTTTGAAACATTTATGTTAATGATGCAACCGACTAAACTTCTTAAAGATATATTTTATGGTATAACCATAGGACTCAAAACTATCCTCTTCGCTGTTCTTGATATCCTCTTTGGAAAGCTCACTAAAATGTTTAATATTAATACAGAAGTTAATAGCAAAAATGATAAAGATATCAAAACAAAAAGTGCTGTTTGTGCTAAACCCAATCTTCTTACTTTTATTCTCCTTGTATTATGTCCACCTTTGGCTATATTTACACAACAAGGATTAAAAGGCCTTTTCCATGTTATTGTAACAGCCTTTCTTACCTGTATATACTATTTTCCGGGACTTATTTATGCTTCACTTATTTTACTTTAGGTACATGATACATCTGATTCTTTAAGTATAATAGAGTTTATAGAAACAGATGTTTCTTCGTTAATACGTGGTCTTCCCATAGAACTTTTATTCAAATTTGCTTCAATACTATTTATGTTAAAGAAAATAATGACCTTATCTTTATTGTCTTCAAGGGTATCAATAATAGTGGCTTCCCACATCATATTTGATTCAGAATATCCGCTTTCAGATAACCCTCCATATTCACATAATACTTTAGTTCCCTTTTTAATTCTATCTCTATTTATAGATGTATATAAAACCATATCATTACTATTTTTTTTTATAATGTCTGTTCCGAGATTATTATATAATTCTACAGTGTATGTATTATCGGTTTCAGATGTTATTGTACCTTTTACATAAAAATGAAAGTATTTATAATCAATATGTTCGTTTAATCTATTATATAGTTTAGTATTATCGGGTCTATTTGTAAATAAATCACCACTGTGTCTTTCAAGTTTACGTTTAATATATACAATATCTCCTACTTTAACGCACGATAAAGATTCGCCTTGATTAATAATCCATTCTTGTGATTTATCATTTGTATTACATTTACTAAATATAATATCAGAATCTTGTTTAGTAACACACAATTGATTTTCTTTATTTACAAGTTGATTAGAATCAGTATAGATAAACTTAAATGCATCACTTGAAGGGTCACACTTACTGATAACAAGCGTATCTGGCACAATAGTTATAGAAGAAGTAGTGACAGGTTCACCTGTGGTCGTAAGTGTAGTACTTGGTTCAGTCGTTGATGTAAGTGTAGTAGTGGGTGGTTTTATTTCTTTTTCAAGACAATAGTTTTGATTTTCATTAAGGCGAATTGTTCTATCAGAATGAAGTTTAAAGTTCGTACCAAAATAGGCATCGTTTTTACAATCAACGAGTCCTATATGCTTATTATCGGAAATGTTAACATCTGGATTACTTAATTGTTTATAATAATCACTCCAATAAGACATAGGAAGTCCAATACATTTGATTTCTCCATCTGCATTTTTAATTTTCATATCCGTTTTTTCAACATTAGAAAGGTCAAAAGGAATAATAGAAGAAGGTTTCTTATTAGAAGTTTCTTTAATACTAAAACTATAACTTTCAATATCTTTAGAATCCATTTTACTCATATACATACGGTCTAAATAATTACGTGGCTGTGTATTTATACTGTATACTGGATTAGAAAATTCTGATGGTTTCCCAAGGGAAGGACTTGCTATAAAATAGTTTGTCTCTCCAGTTTCCCATAATGATAAGTTTGAATTGGAATCTTTCCAATAAGAATCTTTATGAATAGGTATTTCTTCTACATAGGGCAATGCTACACAACAAAAATTATTCAGTTCAGGTTTTACATTACCCACACTCGCTACCAAACCGAGCCCAACAAAATCATTTGCGGGTATAGGTTTCCATAAAGTAATTATATCATTTGTCCATACTATTTTAAAGTCTATAGGACTACTTATAGCACCTTTTAAAAGAACTGAATATTTAGTAAGAGATGTTTGTTTAAAATCATCACCTTTAATTACAAGATGACCTATAGATTTGAAACCATCTTTTAGATTTGGTTCAAGGAAAGCAACCGGTGTATCATTAATTGTTATTTCACCTATAAACTTGTAATCATTAGTTGTTTCTTTATAAAGCATTTCTTTAATGTCAAATTCTTTATGTATTTTTAGATAGTAGTTTTCTTTGTTATTGGTTTCTTTATTTAATTTTTGTTGTAAGAAAGAAACCATAGAATCTTTAGAATATTTTGTATTTACAGGAAGAAAACTTGCATTATTTTTAAACTCTATGTAATCATCATTTTTTGTAGTAGGAATGGATAATAATTTAATGTAACATGAATTAGGTATTGTAGTAACATATAAATCATTAAACTTAATTGATATAGATTTATATTTATCATCAAGCCCAGGTACAAACTCAAAAATAGAGTTTTCGTTATTATGATTAGGAGACAACGACAAATAATTAGGTTTGTGCTTATCACATATTATTTTAAGTGTATCTGTATTACAATTAGACGTATCTGTTGTGTATTCACATGCGTGACCAAACTCTACATTATCACATTTACTTTTACTTTTGTAAAAACTACAATCAATATCTTTGTATGTTGGGTCTTTATTAATACAACACCCTTTTACGATATTATCAGTATATGGTATAATATTTCCTTCGTGATAATCATTAAGAAATGTTTTAATAATAGGAATCGTGTCTACTTCTATATAGCGGGATACTTTAGATGAAAGTGATTTTTTGTCTGGTTCATCTACTTCATTTCTTAAATGTGATGGTTTGAGTACGATACTATCTTTTTTGAACTTATTCATGTATTTCTTTAAATGTCTATCAATTTTTTGAAAGTTCATAGACACAAACTGACATCCATAGAGCCATGCTGTTTCGGGATCATAATTAAAGTTAAAAAAATCATATTGTGTATGAACAATTGTTAAGGTACTTTTATTTTGTTTGTGTAAATTTTTAAGAGAGTAAGATTTATTGAAAAATTGGAGTGTTATTGAATTATTCGATGGTTCTTCTTCTGTAAACTTAATATCATCTGATAATAGTATAGCTTTTTTCGATATTTTTTTTATAGTGTAAAGTGCATTAAAGGTATTATTTTCATTATGAATGGCACCTGATAACTTTATAATCATGTGTTTATTTATAGGAAGGTCTAAAAAGTTAGAATTATCTGTAAAATAAATAGCGTTATTTGAAAGTTGTATTGATTTACTTGTAAGAGATATTTCAGGTACATCTGAATCGTGTGATAATGTTTCTTTGTGTGGTAGTTCATCCCAACTTAAACGATTTAGATTAGGGCTTGATGTAGACATATTAATAACTTCATCAAGTTTTGTGTCTTTATGACCATCTGAAGATAAAATAACAATTTTATTCATAATATTACATATTTTTTCTGTTGCTATATTTACTTTCTGATATGAATATTGTTTGTCTAATAAGCGATGATTCAATGTATTTTTTATAATAGAATATAACTTATCTAATGTTTTTTTATTTTTTCCAGTTTTAAGATTTAAGAAAATAAAAAGAGGGTCTTTATAATTATCTATATACTTTTCAGAAAATGCTATAACAGATAACATTTCAAATAACTTTTCACAATCTATAACAGATTGACTATCAATAATAGTACCATCATCATTACCACTTGCAACTACTGGTATAGTATCATTTTTTATAGTATTATTAAATATTTCTAATTCTATATAACGACATCCATATATAATCACTTTTTTTAACATATCAATGCTGGTGTAATCATATTTTAAAAATCCCGTTAAAAAAGGATTATAACTACTACAATAAAAAAAGTCAGCAACAAGTCTATTTGTATTACAATAATTCCGTTGTTGTTTATCTATATTTTTTGTAAATGCAAGTTCAAATTCTCTAATTTTACTTTTAGTTCTATATGAAAAAAGTAAATATCGGCTTAAATAAATCACCAATATTATTAATACAACTAGTATAAGTTTTAATTTATGTAACTGAATAAAAGAAATAATACTATTCATTATAATAATCATAGTAATTTATTTTTGTAGAAATTTTTTGTCTAATGACAATAGAAGAGAGAACTTATCATTATATGGTTTTTCTTTTTTTTTTTTAGAAGTTTCTTTATCTTTTGATTTTAATTGTGGTTTACCTTTAACTAGAGTATCTACAATCATAATATTATTACTATTATAATGATTCATATTTTCCATATTTTTTTTTTCTAAAAACATATAGTTTACTATAGAAACACTTTTTATAACAAGTTTATATTCTATACAAATAGGTTGATATATATTGTAATTTAATGTAAAATATTTGAGTGCGTACAAAATAAATGGTAAATATTTATGTTTATGACTTGCTTTAAAGTCATATGTATATAGTTTGTAGAGACTTGTTATTTGTAATGATGCTTTAGAACTAAGTTTAAGTCCCAAATCAATAATTATAGACCATACAAACCAGATAACATCTTGTCTATATTTTATATCAATATTATGGTTTCGTGCATGGCACACTATTTTTTTATTTTTTTTGTTAAGATTTTTTTCATAGTGAATGAGCCAACTTAACCAATACACAGAATTACTATAATTATTTTCTATTAAACATGATGCAAATTCATTTAGAATAATTTTAATTTCTTGTGAATCATTGTCCTTTGTAAGATGCGTTATATAATTTTTTTTAGCTGAAAGTTTTGCCATAACAACACTTAAATCAAAATCAGTATGTTTTATATTAATAAGAGATAGTGGTTTTCCTTTAGTAGATAGAGTAATAATAGAACATAATTCTATAAGATGATTTCTTATAACTTGTGAATTACGTGCTTCTATATCTGTAAACTTATTTTTTCTAAAAAAATAATATCTATTATATAACTTTTGTGGAAGTCCGGGATTTTGAATATTAATATATTTTGATGATATGAGAAGAAATCTTTCATAAAGTTTAGAAATATCTAGAGATAACATAAGTTCAACACACCAATGACATGCTGGTTCAAGTTCGCGTGCTATTATTTTTTTATTTAGTTCGGTACTTACATCTTTTTTCATATATCTTGAAAAACTTTGTTTCTGAAAATCTTTACTAGTTCTACTATCATTAATAATATATTCTATCGGAATAGACATATAATTTTAAAATAAAATATAAGTATATATTATAACGGATGGCGAAAAGCAGAAAGCAATCGATGAAAAGACCTAAAAGAAAACAATCGATGAAAAGACCTAAAAGAAAACAATCGATGAAAAGACCTAAAAGAAAACAATCGATGAAAAGACCTAAAAGAAAGCAGACTATGCGGAAAAGAAGGGGAATAAAAGCATTTGGTAGTGAGGTATGTCAAGATGGTAGATACGTTTGTAAATTATGTTCTGGTCAAGATGATATTATAACATTAGATAACATCAGTCCGAATGATACCCCTATGTGTATTGATAAACAGTGTTACTCATTATCATCATTAAGTCGTTCCGTTAATGCAAATCAACAAGTACCTCATAATAGAAATCCTCTTACTCAAATGCAATTACAAAGTATATTAAATAATGGTGAAATGTGTCGTGAACCAGAACCTGAACCAGAACCTAGAATAAGAAGTATGTCAGTTAGAAATATAAGAAGTAGAAATGGTGCAAGAAAAGGTATGAGAACTAAATATTCTGCTAATAAACGAGCAGAACAATTGAGAAAATATTATGAAAGACAATAATTCTGTTAATTAAATGTAATATTACTTAATGTATAAATAAGACCTGGGAAATAGAACATCATTGTAAGAATAATAGATATTACAATTCTATTTACATTTTTATATCCATTAGAATGTTCTTCCATAATCATTCCTATAGGTGGTATAAATATAGAAATCAAAAGTTTGAAAATATATTTAGGTATGCAAATATCTTCTTTAATCATATCGCCATAAAGCATCATCCTCCAGGCACTATTACTCATCTATACTATACTATCATTTTTTTATAACAGAAAGTCCATATAACATTCCTGGAAAATAGAATAGGATTGTAAGAACAGATGTAAGTAGTATTTCATGATATCCAGTTATACCTTTATGAAGGAATACGCCATAGGGTGGGAATAAAATGGTAATAATACTTAGTATAGTTTTATGTGAAATAGAATAAGATTTTTCTGAATCACAATGACCATCACATTTTTTTTTGTCTTTACATTTATATTTATCTGAAAATATAAAAACGCGTTTTTCTATAAGAGATAAAAAGGGCCATGATACAAGCAAAAATATATACTTAAATATTCCAATAACTATTGTATTAAATAAAATTTCACTAGCTTGTTTGATAAGTGTTATAATCATTTCTATAACCAAGACAATTATTTCAGTAATAGGTCCTCTTCCCTCTAAAAGTTTATCTTTTTGTTTTTCTGACAAAATTAGAGTACCTTGAGATGCTTCTTTCCAAGAAGGAGTTTTCATAAAGTCAGGAACATCATTTTCATTTGGTTTTAAAAAGTCCCGATTAGATACATTCGGTTGAGGTTCGTTTTCTATAATTATACATCTACTTCCTTGTGGTTTATTATCAATATCATATTGTGTTTCACATATATTAGAATCACATTGGTAATTAAAATTACATTGTTTACCTAATTTTTTTTTTTGAATTACACATTTATTGTTACCAGTCTGTTTTATACCATTTTTAATAGTAACTTCAGGAATACATATTCCTGAACTACAATCACTATTAGAATTGCATAATTTACCAAACTTTAAATCTATAGTTTCCTTTGTATTCTTTTTTTTTAATTTATCTACACATTTTCTTGTATCTGGTATAGAATCTCCATTTTCATTTTTAGTAAACATCATTTGACATATACCTGAAGGACAATCAGAATCTGTTTTGCATTCAGACATTGCTTCTATTATAATATTATAATAAAATCTAAAGTAATATAAGTGATGCGTAAATGAGTCCTGGAAAGTAGTATATACAAGTAAGAAAGCTTGTTATGATAACATGAAAGAGACCTTTTAATCCTTGTTGTGTGAATACGGCTAAAGGAGGACATAATACAAGAAGAATAAAGGTAAGAAGATTGGGTTTAGCACATACAGCACTTTTTGATGATTTAAGTTTACCATTATTGCTAGTACTATTATCTGTATGAATATTGAACAGCAATGTTAATTTTCCAAAGAAAATATCAAGGATAGCGTATATGATAGTTTTAAGTCCAACTGTTATACCATAGAATATATCTTTAAGAAGTTTAGTTGGTTCCAGTATTATAAAAAAGAATTCAACAAGTTTTGTTACTATTTTTGTTACTATTTTTATAGCATTTTCTATAAAGGCTAGTATATTTTTAGCCATTTGTCCTACACTTAAAAATATATCTACAATAGTATTCCATCCCATAGTATAGTATCTATTATAATATTACAATATAATCTAAAGTAATATAAGTGATGCATAAATGAGTCCTGGAAAGTAGTATATACAGGTAAGAAAGGCTGTAACAATAACATGAAAAAGACCTTTTAATCCTTGTTGTGTGAATACGGCTAAAGGTGGACACAATACAAGAAGAATAAAGGTCATAAGATTGGGTTTAGCACATACAGCACTTTTTGATGATTCAAGTTTACCATTATTGTCAGTACTATTATCTGTATTTATATTGAATAGTGTTGTTAATTTGCCGAATAGAATATCAAGGATAGCAAAGAGAATTGTTTTGATACCTATTGTTATGGCATAAAATATGTCTTTTAACATTTTAACGGGCTGTGTAAAATAAGTAAACAGTTCTACAATTTTAGGAATTATACTTAATATTTTAATAATGAGTTCACCTAAATGTTCCATAGCTTCACCCATACTAATAATTGGGTCTAATATAGGTTTTAGAGGTTTTAAAACAGTATCAAGGACACCCTTTAACATTTTTTGAAAAATACCCATGGTAATAATATAATATATATTATATTATAATGGGACAAGTTGCTTCATCTAATATAAATTACGATATGGATTATAAAAATAATTCAAATAATAAAAGTGTAAAAGATAATTTAGATAATAGTAAAGTGGATAATATCAAAATATATGAAACACAAGAAGTTATGATAAAAGAATTATTAGATATTTTAAAATATTATTCTGAAACTGTGGATTATGATAATAGATTTGTATTAAAAAATAAATTAATAATAGAAGAATTAGAATCTAAACTAATTGATTTAGATAAAACAATAAAAAAAAATGAATCTGATAATATAACTGGAAAGTATGAATTTAAAAATAAACTAATTTATCTTAAAAAGTTAGAGACCTATAATATGTATCTTAAGATAGCAATTGTAGTTGTACTAGTAATATTATGTTTACTTTATTTTCTTTAGATAGTGTCATTATTTTCGTCACCATCAGCCCAATAAATATTCTTAAATATAACGGTACTTGAACCGAGAGTACCATATTTTTTAGCCAAATTGGTTTGTAGTTCTTTTCTTGAAGGTGGTCTAACATTACCAAATGATAGTTTATACCATTCTTGGAACTGATAATAAGCATCATCTATATGTATAGAAAGGCCACTGTTTTCTGTATCAGTAGTAACAATTCTTTCATTGAAGAACTGTGAAAACTGGTCACTGCTTTCTTTGTATTCACGAGTATGTTTCTTAACACTATCTGGTTCGTAAATGCCATATTTTTTATAATCTTTATAATATTGAAACAGTATGTAAACAAATGCTGGACCCCATTCAGGAAGTTTTTGTGAGAGACTTTCATCTATCGGAAACTCAAATGGATTTTTAGGGTCCGGATTTTCTAAAAATTTAGACGGGAAATGAACGGCACGAATACGCCTCCATGTACCATCATCATTACTGGATGTAGATACCTCTGGAAGGTCGTTACAAGTAAGTACCATTTTGAATTGAGGCTTAAACTCAATAGGGTCTTGATGAAGACCGCGAGCAATAATTTTATCACCACCGGTCAACTCTTTCATAAGACCTACATTAATTTTATCATTACCTTCCGGCTCTTGAAGACAGGCAAAACGCTTACCCTTAGTTCTTACAAGAACTGGATTACACGCTTCTGCTCTAGCTCTTTTTTGTGTAATTAAAGCCGAAGGAAGTTGACAACAATAGTCACCAAAAGAATGTTGAAAAAGTTCGATAATTTTACTCTTACCATTACCACCACTTCCGGTCCAGATATGAAACTTTTCTCCAGTAATTTTACCATCAAGAAAACTTGAAAATAATGTTAATACATATTCACGAACATCTTTAATAGGCAGCACTTGCTGAACAAAATTACGAACTTCTTCAATCAATACGTCATCTTCATCGTATACTTCATAATCAATTCCTGTCGTATAACTGATATAATCTTCTGGAATCCCCTTGCGAAATAAATCATTTTCAAGGTCATATACACCATTTTCAAATCCTATAAGATTTACATTATTATTAAGTGTTTCTTCAAATTTCTCTATATAGAATAATTCATTACATTCCTCTAAAACATTTTTCTTAAAGTTTGTATTCTTTAATTTAAGCATAATTTGTGATATTTTTTTTATTGTTTCTAATGCTAATTCTTTTTGGGGGTCAGCATCATCCAGTTTCATTGCTGAATGACTGTAACTTGTACTTAATCTTAGATATTCATTGAGTACTTCATTTGATATTTTCTTTTTGATAGAAATACCTTCGTCTACTTTTACCCATTTATGATTTCTAAATTGATACCATACTTTCTTTTTTGCATATACAAAGTCGTCTTTAAACATTTGATACATGAGATAGGCAATATCTGTATTAGTTCCCGATAATCCCTTAAGGAGATATTTTCTAAGGTCATTTGAAGTAATTTCTTTATATTTACCGTAATTGTCTTCTTTTGCCCACATGTAAAGTGTTCCCATACCTAAACCATCATTATCCATATAGTCCCATTCATTTTTACATTCCCCTTTTTTATATTTTGAAGAATGTTCACTAAACTCTTCCCATACACTGAGAAGTGTTTCATCTATATTATGGAGACACCAACCAATTTCTATCCATGATTGATAATTATCAGCCCTCTTTTTATCAAGTATTCCCACCAAAGCCTTTATTTTATTGAATGATTCTGTATTACATACTGTATCTTTAGCCTTAGTAGGAGATTTCTTTTTCTTTCTAACAACTGTGCGCTTTCTTTTTTTCATTTTATGTTGGTCAGGAAGTGAATTGAAAAGTTTATCAAAATCTTCTAAAGATTCTTCTTTAATAGGAGTAATGTCTTTACTACTTTTATTTCTAATACTAAACAAATGTAATAGCTGTTTATCTGTAAATGTGTCTAGAGGTATTTCTTTGTATTTTTTTTGAGTAAAGTCATAAACATGTGTGGTTTTATATGCTTCGTGGTCTGGTTTACAACTACCATACATTTGCCAGTTATTTTTTTCTATAACGCGTATATCTATTATGTCATTTAAATCATTAATAGCGCCAATAGAATCCATCATATATTTAATATTTTCATTTTGAAGCATTTTATATCTAAGAACATATTGAACTTTAGGTGTTGTTACAATATTTGGAATAATAATATGAATACCATCTTTAACAAATCCCTTTTCTGCATCTACTTTAAATGTAGTCTTTTCATGAACAAAAACATGAATGCTGATATTATTTACATCTAGTATATCTTTTACTAAATCGATATAAATTGAAATAAAATTTTCTATAAAATCAATATTATACTTTCTATCTGATGTATCTAAAGGAAAACGAAAATCAAGATCAATTAATATAGGTGAAAAGTCTGTATGACTTTCTGTTAAATGGCATGGATTTTTGTCTCTTAATACACTATTATAATATAGGTCTAAAAATGTGTTATAGTTACTACCTGTTATCGTATATGAACCTCCAATATTTATAGGATAATTTGTAATGGCAGTATGTGTATAATCCTTTTCAGGTTGTCTTTTGTGCTTTAAGAGAAATTTATCCAAATCTCTTTTTGATTTAGTCATTTTATAAAATATAATAAAATAAGTTTAAATCAATTTTTTAAATTTTTATAATATTTGAATTACTTTTTAAATATTCATACCATAATCCTTATATATTTATACTATTTAAGGCTAAAACTATACTATTTAATTAAAATGTCAAAAATATTTAAACGTATTTTCAAAGATATTCGTGATTTTAAACAAAGCAATTTGAATGAATCTGGAATATATTGTCATTTTTCTGAAAAGAATATTCGAAAGGTTCGTATTTTATTAATAGGTCCTAAAGATACTCCTTATGAAGGTGGATTTTATTTATTTAATCTTGTATTTCCAGATAATTATCCACTAAATCCACCTACAGTTCAATTTGTAACATATGGTCCGAATTGTAATACTGGACCTATACGATTTAATCCAAATTTATATACAAATGGTAAAGTATGTTTATCTATATTAGGAACATGGAATGGTCCGAGTTGGACTGCTTGTTGTACATTAACAACTGTATTATTATCTATACAAAGTTTATTAAATGAATACCCTATTCATAATGA